CTATGCAAAGTACGAGGACATAGACGAAATTATCAGGCCGCTGTACTCAGCCGAGGGATTCAGCCTGTCATTCAACAGCAAGCACAACGGGCAGACCGTGACGTACTACGGGACGATCTCGCACTCAGCGGGCCATTCCAAGACTGCCGAGATGGTGCTGCCCGCCGATACTTCGGGTTCAAAGAACGCCATCCAGGCCATAGGATCCACGGTTTCCTACGCCCGCCGCTATCTGGTCAGTATGCTGTTGAACATCGTTTTCACCGACGAGGACGATGATGGCCACGCTGGCGGCGCTGTCTATGTCGATGCCGCCGAACTGGCAGAACTACGGTCTTGGATTGATCGCACCGGGAGCGACGAAAAGAAATTCTGCGGGTTCATGAAGGTCGAGTCTCTGGAAAAAATAACATCAAAAGAATATGACCGCGCTATCACAGCCCTGCGGAGTAAACTGAAATGATTATCCATGATGTAGAACAGCGCAGCCCTGCATGGTATGCCCTGCGCCGGGGGATACCGACAGCCAGCAGCTTTGATAAAATCATCACGCCAAAAACCGGGCAACTGTCAAAATCGGCGGGGGATTACTGCAACAAACTTCTGGCTGAATACTTCCTTGGCGAAAACACCGATGTCATTCCTGTAAAAACATACTGGATGGAGCGTGGCGAAGTGATGGAGGTCGAGGCTAGGCAACTGTATGAATTTAAGTTTGACGTACAGACGCAATCTGTCGGATTTATTGCGAACGATTCCTGCACCGTTGGCGCTTCCCCTGATTGTCTTATCGTCGGGAAGAAAAAAGGCGAAGAGATAAAATGTCCCGCACCGTGGACGCATATCGAAAACCTTCTGCAAGGCGAGATTGACAGGGATTATTATCCGCAAGTCATGGGGCAGATGTATGTCTGCGAACTAGACGAACAGGATTTCTTTAGCTACCACCCAGCCCTGCCCCCTTCAATCGTGACAGTCAAGCGCGACGAGGAATATATTGATAATCTTTCAGCCGCCTTGACAGCCTTCCTTGAAATGTTCGAGTGCAGGAAGCAGGACATGATCGCCCACGGCGCGACCATTAAGAACGTGCAGACAACCGTTTCAACCACAGAAGAACAGCCGCCAGAAAATATCCTGATGGCTGGTTAGGAAAAGCAATGACCGAGAAAAAGCCACTCACACGGAAACAAAAAGCAATCCTCGACTGGATCAGGGACGTCATCGGACAAAATGAGGTCTCGCCAACAGTCCAAGAAATCGCAAACGAGTTTTCAATCAGCCTGGGTAATGCATCGCGGTACGTCACCGATCTTTGCGCCAAAGGCCATTTGAAGAAAGACCCGAAGAAACGGTTTTCAATCGAGGTGCTGAAATGAGATTTAGCACTGTCGCCATTGTCAGCCGGTACCTTGATATGGGAGTGACCAGCCCTGTCATCACAGCCGTGATCGACTACAGAAACACACCCTGCATCCCGGCGAATCAGAACGAAGTTAACTAACAGCGCCGGACTGTTTCCGGTATTTGAGGAGAGAATGATGGGAAAGAAACAACCTATATTTTTAGCTACAGAAGACAGAGAGACATTTAATGACGAGGACATTCAAAATCTGAGTGATTGCGGTCTAAAAGTTTTCTTTTTAAAAGACCCGAGAAATGTTCAGGTTGGTGTACCGATTGCACCAATTATTCCGCCAGCGGATACAATATCAAGGTGCTTACTGAAAGCCGTTCAACATAGTGACGCGGCAACAAAGAAATTCTCAGAGCTTCTTCTTAAAGAGATTGCCGCCAACCCACACCACGAATGAAAGGCATCACTATGGTTAAAATAAGCTCAATAATAAATCTTTTAAAAGCAAAGAGTTTCATTCTGATTACTTCAGAACAAGAAGAATTGATTTTGCTGAATGATATTCAGGTGCATGGGAAATCTAATGTCCTGATGCGTGGCGTGACGTACAGCGGGATTAATAATAGAAGCGAATGAAAGGGGAGAGGTATGCCGAAATATAGATTTATGCCAGTCGTTTATGCGTCATGTTGCCCTATAGAGATTGAGGCAAAAAACGAAAATGAAGCCTTGAAAAAAGCTGAAAAACTTTATGAGTACACACAATTATGTTGGAGCTGCTCCGATAAAGTTGAGTTAGGAGATCAGCCTATATGGGATAAACAATATTTGGAGTTAATAGAATGACCCAGACAGCAGCAGAGGTTTTAGCGCACCTAGATAGCGGTGACGTGTCATGGCAAATGTGGATTTACGACAATGCAGACGTTATCCGCAGAGCCTTAAAAATAGCCGCGATGATTGATAGCGGGGAGTGTGAAAGACCAGATGACCCGCAACGTGACGGTTATGACGTAGGCCATACGCATGGCTGGAATGATTGCTTAGAAAAACTCAGGGCGGTGAAGTGATGGAGAAGATGTTTCTAGCACTCGGCTTTATATTGTGCCTGATTTTGAATGCAGTACTACTCAACGGTTTTCAATGGGCGAATTTGGATAAGTGCAAGCGACTTCATAATGTTTACAAATGCCGCGTAGTTTATGAACCTGTTTATAAGGAAAAACAAAATGACTGAGAAAATGACCGATAAAGAACTGATGCCTCATAAGCAGCCACTGAAACCAGAAGATATTATCTGGCTGGAAAAATTCATTCATGACCAGTGCAACGGTGTACGCCAATGGACTATGTGCGTTCCGGTGCAGGACGATGATAGCGATATGGTTCTGTGCCGTATTCTTAATCACCTGAAATCAGACACCCGCCAGACCCCCGCGCCTGTGGATCTGGATGAGTTGAAGCGGGAAGTCCTGAAAGAGTACGGCGGTAATGGAATAGTTGAAAGATCGCGCCTTGAAGATATGGAGTGGGTCATCGACCACCTCGCCGCCACAGGCCGACTGCTAACGAAGGGTGGGGAGTGATGTGGTGTTCTTACAAAGACGGGTTCTGCATCAATCCGGTTTGCTTGTGCGGCTGTGTCGATCAGAAGACAGACAAAGAATTACAAATAAAAACCACAGAGGCGATAGCTAAGATTATTGCAGCGGCAAAGGAGAAACCATGACCGACCACCTAAAGACAGCCCGCGAGGCGCTGAGTAAGTTAGGCGATAGCTCTACTTTGCCTGATGTTGAGCGTAACACTCTTGAAACGATTATACGAGCCGCCCTCGATCAGTTGCGGGGCGACACCAATCCTCAGATTGAGGGACTGGCTGATGCAATTAATAACAGCGTCACGTATCCCATGGTCAATGACGTTGGCTTTCAAAGTGAACACGACAGGAGAGTGGTTATGCAAGCAGCGCGTAGATACTTGGCCCTCACGCAACCAACCACGGGGGACGGGGGATGAATTACTACAACGAATTTGACCCGTTCGCTGCGGCATGGCTCAGAAATTTAATCGCAGCCGGCCTTATCCCGGCTGGTGACGTTGATACACGATCAATAACAGAGGTAAAACCTGATGACATTAGAAAATACACCCAATGCCACTTTTTCGCTGGGATCGGCGGGTGGTCAGAAGCCCTGCGCCTCGCGGGCTGGCCAGCAGACAGACCTGTTTGGACAGGATCATGCCCATGCCAGCCTTTCAGCAGCGCAGGGGCACAAAAAGGAAAAACCGACGAGCGCCACCTCTGGCCCATCTGGTTCAACCTCATCCGCGAGTGTCGCCCTGCAACAATCTTTGGAGAACAGGTTAGCAGCGCGATTGCCCACGGGTGGCTTGACGATGTTTATCAAGGGCTGGAAGCAGAAGGTTACGCCGTCGGGTCGGCAGTATTGCCAGCTTGCAGTGTCGGCGCACCCCATAAGCGAGACAGATTGTGGTTTGTGGCAGACGCCGGTAACGGACGACGCAGCGAACCGGGAGAGGGGAAAATTCAACAGCAGGGGGGAGCCAAAACTTTCGGGACAGGTGAAGCTTTGGCCAACTCCGAAAACTCAGAACCACAAAACACCCTGCCAACACGGTCAGGGCGGGATGGGCTTGCAGGACATGATGGCTATGTGGCCCACTCCAGTGACAGCGGACGCAATCAAGGGCGGGAACGTATCCCCGCGACCAGGAGCGATGGGCTTGTCGGAAACGATGGGCCTGTGGCCGACCCCATCGAGCAGAGATCACAAGGACACGCCTGGAATGTCAAAGACGGGGATCAACCCGGACGGCTCTGTTCGGAACAGAGCCGATCAGCTTGGCAGAGTGGTATTTGGATCGACTGTCCAGACGGAAAACAAAGGCTCATTGAACCCAGCATTCGTTTGCTGGCTCATGGGGTACAGAACCGAGTGGGAAAACTGCGCGGATATGGTAATGCCATCGTCCCGCAAGTCGCGGCAAAATTCATCGAAGCAACAATGTGAGGAATAAAACCATGACCACAAAACCGGATGCGCGTGAGGCTTTGGATGAATTTATTCACCTGATGCAGAACGTCACGATTGATCCTGAATATGAAGCGCGTGGCGGTGCAAGAACGGCTATTGCTAAGATCAAGAATGCCCTCACCCCCGCCGTTACTCAGCCGGGTGGGGATTTGCCGGAAGGGTGGGTTTCTAAAGAAGCTTATGGAGAATTAAAAGATGATCTTCGTATCATGACGGAATTAGCAGCAGCCCTCTCACCAAAGCCATCGGGCGGGGATGATCGAAAATTCAATCGCCACAGGACACGGCGATACGTTCGAGGATTTGTTACGGGCTTTGAAAACCCACATTGAAGAAATAAAAACTGGTGACTGAAAATTAAATTCCTGTATCATCCAGAAATGTTCCAATTTTAAGAAAGAGACTGAAATGGCTAAGACAGGTAAAGTGAAGTGGTACAACTCAGCGAAGGGCTATGGATTCATCACTCCGGACGATGGCGGCAAGGACGATTTCGTGCACATCACTGAAATCCAGAAAGCCGGGTTCGACACGCTGCGCGAGGGACAGGCGTTCGAGTATGAAGTGGTCGACAATCGAGGCCGAGAGTGCGCGGTTGATCTGAAAAGCTTAAAATAAGAACAGCCCCCGCGAAGGGGGCTTTTTCATGCCGAAATTAAGAGCCAGGCCAGCAGCACGCCGATCCCGTGAAACGCGCCCGTCAGGTACTCCGCCAGCCCCGTAGGCTCCTGCAGGTCTGGATCGAGCCGCGCCCGCAGCCGGGCAGACCAGCGCCAGCCGATCACATAAGCCAGCGCCTTGCAGCCCCCAGAGGCCAAAAGGCCCACAGCGGCCCAAATTTGGCCGTGTAGCCCGATGAGCAGGGCCGGGCCTAAAACTACCGCCAAACCCCCCAAAGCCAGCCCAGCCGCGTCATACTGCCATTCTGGCACCCGCCCGCGCAGCCAGCCCAGAAACTTCGTTAAACTGGTCGCCCGCCAGGCCGTGGAGGTGCCGAGGTCAAGAAAGGGGGCGTTCGCCGTGCGCTTCCCGGCAACGGCGCAGATATAGCCTGGAATCGCCAACCAGCCGCATCCGGCGTCCAGCAGGAGGATCAGGAAAGGGAGCGCGAAAATCCACTGGTCAAGGCCGAGGGGCAGTTTTGGCGCACCGCCGCCGCTCATACGGGAAAGCGAAGCCATGAAGGGGATCAGGAGAACCCAGGCGACGAGCGAGGCGATAATCAAGGTGGGATCAATCACGGCTTGAGGCCCGGTTTACGAAGTCCTGACAGCCGAGAAGCTGGAGCCTGTAGCGCTCGGCCTCGGCGGCATATTCAATCAGCCAATCAGAGTTAAGACCCGATCCAGAAGGCTCTCCGGTTCCGGTGGCTGCATCACGTCTGCCGGGGCCTGTGGAAATTGGCACGCAACGGGCGTTGTCGCGCAGCCGCTTAATATCAGCAAGCTTCCGATTAAGAGCAGCGACTTTTTTTTGATAATCATTCGACACCTCGGCTGTGAGTTGCTGGTTTGACAGGCACTGAGAAAGGGAGGATTCAAGAGCGGCATTTTCCCGCTCGATCAATTTGACTTCTGCCCGCAGCGCCCGGATATACAAAGCGCCTCCGGTGAATATCGCCATCATGACAAGAGCGGCAATGATTTTAAATTGCATTTTATGCCTCGTTCTGGCTGACGCCGCCTGATGGTTTCAAATGAACGCGCCGCAGGTTCTTCGGCTGTGTTTTGTAGGGAGGTCGCGTTGATGCAAACAGCCTGTCTTTTGATATGCGGGTAATGCAGACGCTGTCCGCTTGATTGCCGCCCAGGACGTGGAATGCTTCTGTGTCCTCGCCGACATAAATGCCGACATGCCCGCCGCCAGAGCGATTGAAAACCAGAACGTCACCGAGCAGTGGCATGACAACGTGCTTTCCCCATGTCGAGTATTTCAAGGCGCGGATTGCGTCAAAGCCCTTCGGCGGCTCGAATCCTGCGTGCTTTATGCATACCGCCATGAAAAGACCGCACCAGGCTTCCTCATCGTTCTTGAACCATTCGGCGACAGGGCCACCGAGTTCCTTCGCCCAGTCTATGATTTTTTGATTGTGGGCAGCGCCCTTGATTTCTTTAGTGCCGTAGTGATCGAGGGCCGCATCGAGCAGCGCCGGGCCGTCCTCTTTCAGGAGCCATCTATACGGTTCTGGGAGTTGACTTGTCGTCATGCTGCGGCACCTTTTTCTGATCTCTGTTAATACAGAATATATCAGCGCAGCCAGCCTCGTGCAATAAATCGGCAAGGTCTGTGATCGCCTCGCCGTTTTTCACGATTGCGTCTTTCATTTTCAGAGACAGGTGGCGGTATTTTTTGAGCATTTTAATTTCTTCCCACAAGGTTTCTGATCATTTCTTTGAATTCTGAAACAATCTCGGTGTTCTTGATGTAAGCGTCAAGGGTGGACTGGTGCATCTCGCCGTGCTTTTTCAGGAGATGCCATACCAGAAACGCCAGGCCGAGGATGACGATCAGTTCAAAAGCGGCCAGCGCCCCAGCTTCCGCGACTTTGCTGATGAGCGGGCCGGTGTCGATAGGGCTTAAAGAGGGTTCCATCTTGGGAGTCCTTTCTATGCAGATTAGAGTTTTATAATGAACGGAACGATGAGGGTCGGCTGCACGTTATTGTGAGCACCCCCGCCGCCTGTGGTTGAAGTGGTAAGGCCGGAACCTCCAGAACTGGAATCCGCACCTGAGAAGCCGTTGAACGATCCGGCGATGCCGCCGTCATACAGAGTGACCTCCAGAGCCGGGGTCTGGGCGACTGTCAGGGTGTGCGTTTCCGCGCCCCCCGTTGCCCCCATAATATCGCCGTCGACGCCGCCCGTAAGGCCCGTCAGCCTGTTGGCCGATGATCCGCCCATGCTGTCATAACCTGCGATCACACGCCCGCGCCCATCGAGAAGGGGGAGCCTTTTATTGGCCGCAAAGTCAGCCGCCGCGCTTACGCCCCTGGTCGAAGCTGATCCGGCGCTGTCTTGAATGGGAAGCTGTGTGTTGGCGAACGAGTTCCAGAGCAGGGTGAACAGGTCTTCCGTGTCGGCGTTCGCTCTGACCGTGCCGCCAGAGGATCCATTGCCGATGGTGCCGCCAGAAAGGAACAGCCAGCCGGACGGGGCCGATGTGCCCGCATAGGGGACGACAACGCCTGTGGGAAGGCTGCTGGGGACGTTCGTCAGCGCGTCATAATCAATCGAACCGTCAGGAATGTTCACGCCCGTGATCGGCACAGGCTTTCCGGTGACGGCAGAGCCGAGAGCCACCTCAGACAGTGTGTTGTTGAGCGTGCCGCTGTCCCAGACGACTGTCACTGTTGTGTCCGGGGACGAGAACGCACTGGCGCTGATCCGGCCATAAATGGTGAACGGGGTTGTACCGATTGCCCTGACCCTGCGGCCTACGTGGTAGATCGTCGTTTTGTCGCCCGTCATTTTGAAATTTGTCGTATCGACATAAGTCAGCCCGGCGTGCCCGAAGTCTATCCACTCGGCGACCTCATACCATGCTCTCACCTCGGCCATGATCTGGCGAACAACGGCATTGACGTCAGAAGGGAACCAGCCCTCCGGCGCTCCGTTGGGTGGGGCGGAGTCATTGTCTCCTGCTGTGGTCGAATAGTTCTTGATTCCCGTGGTCATTGTGCTTCCTCGCTCTGCTGCTCGTTCTGCTGTGTACCCATGACACTATCCCATGCCCGTCCGGCGCTTTCCGGGCCGTAAATTCCACCGATATAGCCGCCATAAAACGTGGGTGCGCCTCTGTACTGCTTAACCACGTCCGTCATTCCGGCGAAAACTTCCTGCGCGGATTTCTCGACCTGCCCGGTGATAATTGACTCCGCCGACATGATAAAGGGCTTTTCCACTGTCGCAGCCGCCGCGTTCACGCCTGGCACCATTTTGAAAACCGGGTTATTGACCAGCCTTCCCATTGCCAGCGTCATGTCAGCGATCCGCGATCCGGTACCGGAATTGTTCACAGACCCCTTTTGCCATGAGGTTATGAAGTCCAGGTCTTTTGACATTTGCTTAAAATATGCCCGCTCCGTCTCATCGAAAAGAGCATCGAACGTGCCGCGCTGCTTCGTCATCAGGTTGTTCAGCGTTGTTTTCATGTGCCCATACGCCAGCTGCTGCATCTCCGTGTTTACGGGATTCTTGGTATCGCTGACAGAGGCCCCCAGGATTTTCGCGAGCACGCCCTTTCTGGCCGCGTCGATCAGTTCCGGTGAGCGCGGGCCGGAGAATTCAATGGCCTTCTCTATCGCTTCGCCCGTGTCCTTGCCTGTGAACTTCCCGGCACCGAACAGCAGGTTTGCGGCCTCGTTGTTATCAATGCTGCGGTTTTCAATGATGCGCTTGAGGACGGGGCTTGCATCGCGGAACTGGAACCGTTCAGAGGCCAGCTTGCGGGCCGTGCGGAAAGCCTCGATTGCTGTGTCGTCGCCATTCAGCATGGAATTATCCAGCAGATCGTCCATGAACCGCTCGTAAGCCGCGTTCGCCTCCTCGATCACGCCATAAGCCGAAGGAGTGGAAATAGACGAGCCTTCCGGGTTGATTGCATTCAGTGACAGCTTCTTCCAGTTTTCCAGGTCTTTAATCGTAACCTCGTTCAGACCGCCTTCCTTGATCTTGTTTTTGATCAGTTCCAGTTCCGCAACGGTGTCCTCGTAGGTCTTGAATTTGCCTGTCTGATACTCGCTGACCTTTGATTTATAGACACCGTCGAGCGCCAGTTTGAGGTCGTCTATCTTGTCAACCGGCAGATAGGCCGTTTTTCCTTCCGCCGTCTGGTACGCTTCGGAAACAACGCGTCCCGCATCGTCATAAGCGCCCCTGATCTGGCCGACCAGGCGGCTGGTTTCGTCGATCATCCGGGTGTCCAGATCAAGCTTGTTGATCGGCTGTTCAGTGCCGAGAACCGACTGGAAAGGCTTCAAAGCCTCAAGCTGCTGCTGGTAATAAGCATTATTGACAACGGGATTTCCGCGCTCTCTGGCAAGATTCTCGGCCAGTTGCAGACCAACATTTTGCTCTCTTTGCGCCTTTGTCATCGGGATCACGCCCTGCTTGCCATCGGCAAACTTACCGACCTGATCGCCATAAATGCGCGTTACGTCCGAGATTTCCATCGGTTCATCGAGCAGGCCGGCACCAGCACTGACAGGCGCGGTCATAACGGCTTGCTCTGCGGGGTCGTCGAGGATACCTGCTACGGCTGCGGAGGGAGCGGCACCTGCGGGAATTGCGCTTTGAGGAACACCAGAAAGCTGTCCACGGACGGGGGAATCTGCAAAGTCCGCAACAGTTCTACCCACTCCACGAGCCAGCTTAGTGCCAATAGGGCCGATGACCATACCAGCAACAGCAGGAAGAGTCGCAGCATCAAGACGATCTTTAATTCCGCCTGTAGCCTCCCCAGCGGCATATAAACCTGACCCACCAGCACCAAGTCCTGCCGATGTGATATAGGGGTGTGCTTTTGCGAAATTTCCGATTGCATTCGTGACTGCCGGGGCAATTTTGGCACCGACCGATTTCAGTGCACCTGCTGCTGTAGCACCTCCAGCTATAGCACCGCCAAGATTGTACGCCAAGGCTATTCCCGGTCTTTTTTCACGCTGCCGCGCAAGACGATCTTGTGTGGTATCACGCAGATTCAGGATTTCTTCTGCCAGCGCCGGGTCGTTCACTTCGCCCTTCATAAAACCAACTGGATCAGAAGCGAGAACAGCCACCGCCGCGCCAATCGGATCATAAGCCTCATCAGCAAAGTTAGCAGTCGATCCCTGCATAAACTGATCAAAGCGAGTGCGAACAGGGCCGCTTCTTGGAGCAGGCTCATCGACTTCATCCAGCAGTCCGTAAGCCTGTTTCGGCTGGATTTCTTCAAGAACCGCGTCCTCTGTGATTCCGGCTTCTGCAAGGAGGGCTTTCAGTTCTGCTTCTTCTTCTGCATTAAGAGCCATGTTTTTTCCTCAAGAGTTCTTTTGCGCGTTCTTTTTTCTGCTGCGAAACGTCTGTGACTGGGGCGGCGGGCGCTGTCGTATTTTGACCGGCTTTCGGCATGATGTACCCGCGAGCGCTCAGTTCCGAACTCAAGGAATCCGTAATATGAGCTTTTGCGCTGGCTGTCATATCCGCCGACAACTCTTTTCCGCTGCGCATTTTCGTGATGTTCTTTGCCGTGTCCTTGACATTGCCGCGCACAACCGGATCGCCAAATATCTGTTTTACCAGATTCTCTGTTCCGGTGTCGTATGTCCCGAGTTGTTTCAGGGCTTTGTATTCTGCAGCGATCTGGCCGAGGTTCTGGTCAAGCTTCTGGGCATCAGCAGAGCCGGAAATCGGTGCAGGATTCTTTTCCACGATCCGCGCCCGCTCTTCGACGAGAGCCTCAAGATTTTTAGATGCAGCCATCATAGATTTGATTTCTTTTGCATCCTGCGCTGTTGGCCGTGCGCCTGGCTGGATTTCGAGACCCGGGACGCTGACCATCTGCGGGTCTCCGAACGTCACGCCGCCAGCGTCACCCATATTCACGAAGTCAGGCGGCATCGGTGCTCTGTCCGGGGTGGTGGTCGATGCGCCGTAGTTCTCCATGCCCTGGGCGTCAAGTTCTGGCAGTCCCATTGATTCAATCGGAATTTGATCAGCCACAACGGGCTTTCTGTAGGCGCTCATGTTAGGGACAACGGTCACGGGCGTTCCATCCGGGCCGATGCTCGTTTTCGTCTGCGCCGCGATATTGTAGGCCGCGAGGTACTCAGGGGTCGCCGGGTCGCCTTGCAGAAGAATGTTGTTGACCTGCGCCTCCATGCCAGTGCCTGAGAATGGGGTTTTATTGACAGGAACGTTCGGCAGGACAGGTTCGCCCGTGTCAGCATAATAGGACACATCGCCCTGCTCTATGATTTTTCGTTCTTTCGGCTTGAAGCGTTCTGCGATCACGCCAGCCGCTGCGTCCGGGTCGAGGTCGATCAGCGTGGCCAGTTCCGGGTTCGTGCCCTTGAGTTCTTCAAGCATCTGCATGCGCTTTGCGGTCTGCAATTCTGTCATCTGGCGTTCACGGATGCGCCCTAGCAAGTCGTACTCGGCCAGACGATCCGCACGCTGCTGTCTGCGCTTCTGACGGTGCGTTTCCATCGTGTCGGAATAGCCCTGCAATCCTGCGGCGAGCGCTCCGGCTGTGCTAGAGCCATTTTCTGAAGCGTTAATCATGGCGATTCCGGCGTTAAGCATAATCTCCGAAAGGTTCGGCTTGTCCAGAAGGCTCTCAGGGGATGCCATGAACGGTGTGGCCGGGGCTTGCATCATCTGCGCGGCCTGTGCCTGGGCGACCGGATCAACCAGACCGCCGACAGGGTCAAGAGCCGTCATATCGCCAAGCATTCCTGTGTTCATGAAATTAAAACCAGCCATTAAATCCTCCATTTATCCAAAAAGAATGCCGCGCTGCACCGAAGCCGGGAGCATATTACCTGCGCCCCCGATTGCTCCGAACATATTACCCATTCCAAGACCTTGAAGGGCTGATCCGATGCCGAAACCGCCAGCCGCTCCCAGGCCAGCCAGAGGGCCAGCAGGGGTGAACATGGAGGCCAGAGAAAGCGCCGATCCAAGAACTGATCCCAATCCGCCACCGCCTTTTGTCTGCGTCATGTTGGTCGTGGTCGTCAAGGCGTTGGCCCCAGAATCATTGATCCTAGACAGGTATTGATCCAGCAGGGTCGCATCGCCGTTTGTCTCATACTGCCATTTCTGGAGCGCGTCATTGATAGCGTTCTGCGACATGCCCTGTTGAGCATCCCCGACAGTGCCGATCCGGTTGACGTCGATATAATCCTGCTCTGCGAGGCCCGGAGCCATGCCCGCCGCCTGGAACTTGTTTGCGTTGTCCTGATTGTACTGGCTGAACAGGAACGGCAACTGCGCCTCTGTGATCGCCCGCCCGGCTGTGGCTGCGTTTGCACCGGAACCAAGTCTGCCTGATTTGTTAAAATTCGACTGAACGACAGCGTTTGTTTCTCTGGCGATCTTCTGCAGGTACTGATCGAGGTAGGGATTCTGCCCGCTCGGTGTGTCGAGCGTGCTGCCGACGAAGCCCTGCGCCTTGTCTACCAGCGGGGAACCCTGCCGGGCCATATCGAGCGTCCGGTTCATAGCCTCCTGCTGGAGCGGATCGAACCCGGCGTAGGATGGTCCCTCGAAATAAGCCGGGACTCCTTCGTCATACAGGCGGCGGGATTCCTCGATACCGTACTTCAATTCGTTGGTGAGATATGGAGGGAGTTCGACGGTCTGCGTCTGGGTTGAAGTTTTCTTGCCTTTGCCGCTCGACATTTAAATCTCTCCTGCTGCTGCTGCGCTATAGCTTTTTCCGCAATTGCTGGTAGGCGAGATCGAAACCACGGTGTTTGTAGAGGCGATGCCAGCCAGCACGTCCGATGATGTCTTGATAATCACAACCCTGCGCCTTGAACCACTCCCCGACAACGTCAGTGAAATGATCCCATTTTGCATGGTCGGAGCCGCCAGCTATTGTTATTTCGCCTATTTTGATGCCGGATTGCGTTGTGTAGACCATCGTAACCACGGCGGCGATATAACTGTCACCGTCTTTGATGACAAATAACTGCCTTTCGGTGGCTTCCAGATCATCGCGGATGCTTTTTAAGCTTGTCTCGCCGTATGTCTGTTCCAACGCTCTTGAGATGCATTCTGACACAAAAGGCCAGTACATTTCAATGTCCGAGGATTGAATGGGGAGAATTGTCGCTTTTCCCAAAAGATCAGCCAATTACAACAGCCGTCCTTTCGCTGCCTGTCTCATTAAATTAAGAAAAATCGTTTGTCACGCTAGATCGTTCACTGGCGATCATTGTCCCCTGTATCCGCGCTTTTGCGCCTGTAGGATCAAAAAAGCTCACCACCGGATTAGGACCACCTGTGTCAATATCAGTTGTTCCGGAAGCAAAAGCCAAACATGCCATAATCGCTTGTTTGAATGTCACAGTCCCGTCGATCAATTCTGAAAATATAGCATCTTTCAGCTTTTCCAAAGACGCGTCAATTCCTTGGCTGGTTGAAAGAACGTTATATTTAATCGGTAAAATCATATCTCGATTTCATCCCACATCATATTTGCTGTAAATCTGCGGGTATCCGCAGCGGTTCCCGCGTCAAGCTGATACAGCACAAGACCTTGACCGCCTTTGATCATCGGCCATTCATCCTCATCACTTCTCATGGAAACAAGACTTTGTTCGACGCTAGGCATGAACAAAAGGCCCGCTGCGGTGACGTTGTGCATAGGGGGAACCAGAACGCTATTGAGTAATGAACCGGGGTCTGTGTTCAATGTCACCGTCATGCCCGTTACGGCTGTCCGAAGGTCTATAGAAGGGTTAGGGCTGTCCGGGTCTATCTTTGCCCCTGCAAGCGTAGCGCCGGAGGCGGTGCCTGTAAACGTAAATCGGGCCAGTCCAATCCGCGGGACGCTTGGCATCGTCGTTGAAGCGGAATGATTGATCATCAAATCCAGCTTGCGAAGGCGCATTGCGCGTGTCGTTACCGCCGCCGGGCATGTAATCCACAGAAAGCCCGTTGAAGTAGCGTTTTGTGCCGAAGCCTGAACAGATTGAAGGGCCATGGAAGCGCGATAAACGCCCTTTACGACCTCCTTACGTTCCGGGATCATCAGCGGGACATGCACGAGGTCAGCGCCCACTGTGCGGGTCATTGTCGGGGTTTTTGCCCCTGTGTTACCAGCGTCCGAAGGTAGAATTACTTTATCCGCAGTTGATCTAGCCATTTTTTACCATCCTCCTGGTACATAAGAATTTGAAGAACCACCACCTGATGCCGCAATCGTCAGGGTATTGGCACCATCGTTATAAGTTAAGGTTACATTTGTCCCGGCAACCAGCAAAGCCGCCACACGATCATCGACTAATTCACTAAGACCCGATGACGCCACTTTTGCATCAAGCGCAGATTGCAAGTCAGTCTGACTGGCAAGAGTGCCTGTGATACCACCCCAAGAAACAGAGCCGCTGCCACCTGCCGCAATAGCCGCGTCAATATCAACGGCCATTTGCCGTCTTGTTTTCCAAGGATCAAGACTCATCCGATCACCATATATCTGAATGTTCTATCTGATACCGCGTTGTTGTCGTGATAAACAGTAAACTGCTTTGCGCCCGCTACAATGTAGAAGCTGCCAGAATTTTGTTCAAGAGCAGCATTTGCCGTGGTCGCGATTGGAAGAATAACAGATTTTTCATTGCAATAGTTATTTTCGACTATCGTAGAACCGACACCTGTTGCGCATGTAAATTCGCCGGTTGAGTTCATTTTTCCGTCGATTACCTGATTCACGGCCTTCATCAATTCGCGCAGGTAAGGAATCTCCATGCGAGGATTTAGCGGGGCTTTTGGAAACTCATTTAGACCAGGCATTAATTTCCTCCGGTGTTTTTTGCCCGCACAGCGACTGCGTTGGCATATTCCCAGTCACCACTAATCTGCAGTTCTGCCCTGAAAAACACAGCATCATGCAGGAAATTGAGTTCACCTGTGACTTCGCTCTGGCTGACATATGCCGTCCAGTCCACGGAAGTGTTGACCTTGTTCCTGCGTCCCAGCCTCCCTGTGATTGTCGGGTCTCCTTCAATGTAAGGGATCAGGTTGTAAATTGTCGCCCGGCCTGAATTGTTAATCCGCAGTTCTGGCGTGCCGATGGTTGCCGTTTTTATGCTCCCAGAAAAAGCGGCCATTTTGTGCTCGCCGGTGAAGCACCCCAGAACTGTCTTTCCGCCCGTCCAGATTCGGCTATCCAGAGAAAACGGTATTTCATCGACGGTGGCATAGAGAGCGTCCAGGCCGTCCATTGTGTAGCCGACCGAAAGGAAGCTGAACAGAATCTCCGTCTCTTCCTCGATCAGCGTCCAGCGGCGATCCACCCAGTTAAAGCACATAATCAGGTCGCACATGCCTTCGGTGGTGTCGGTGCTTGGGAAAGCCCAGAGAACGTTCTTTTTCAGCGGATCAATCGCCACGTTCATATTGTAATCATAGGTCTCGTTAAAATTGCGGTAAAAATATTTATCAACCTTTTTATCTCCGATGGGGATCAGTTCTGCGCCATTGTACTCATAGAACCCGTCCTCCGAAGGAAAGAAAGCAGAGCGCCCGTTGCTGATGCACGCCCTGGGGAGGATCGAGCCGCGCCCGGTGTCGATCTTGTTAAATGAGAACACCTTGTCCCCGCCGACATAGTCCATTCTCCAGAGCGTCTTTCCCTGCACGATAACGCCGCAGTCCTGCAGGGCCGCGCCGAATGCGTTGGCAAAGTCACCGCCGTAAATGTCCTGAAAATCGGCTTGCGTGCCTGTAGGATCGCTTGTCCAGTCGCCAGCAGGATTATTAAGCGGCGACCAGCGAACGCGGTACCCTATGGAGCCGTCACTGTCCACGGTGTCGATGGTGACGAGAAAATTATTAAGAATAAAAAACCGCCGACAGCGCGGAGCCGTGGCGGATAATTCGCTGAATTCTGTGTCAGACCCTACGTCATACACTTGAATGTCGTCGTTGTAGTTTGTCGCAATGACTAGGGTGCCGAAGTTCACGAAGTCCCAGAAACCGTCATCGGAAGTGGTGTATGGAAGTGTGGAAGGGCCTCCGCCGTTAAGTCTGGTCACATCAAGCCACGATGTTCCGTCCAGCTTGAACAGTCCTGTTTTTGTGCCCGCGAACTGCGTGACGTTGCCGGACGCATCACGATAGGCAAAGGCCCCCTTGCAGATTCCGCCCAGCGCGTCTGTCGAGGGGAGAGCATCACCGAAAGGCGTGTAAATCTGCCCGCGTGGAACACAGTTTTTGACCATCAGAGCGCCTGGATTGTTGAATTCTCCGAGGTCTGGAAGCCATTCGCCGAAGGGAATCGGGTCTGATGCCTTGATCGTCATTCTATCCCCCTATCGCGCCGCTTTTCGGCCTCATCCGTGCCCCAACAGGAACCTTCTCGAACTTGTCGTTCTCCTTGATCCGCTCGACGATAGAAACATAGTTCGAGTTCACGTTCTGCAGCTTCTCTGCGTCCGTGATCTGAATTCCCGCGTGCTTGAGAGCGCCATACAGGTACACGTCCGGGTGATCAGTCAAAATGACGTTCGTGGTGTTGCTGTCGGTCAGCGCCGGGATTTTCTTGTAATAATCAAGGTTGAGCGTGTGGATGGCGGCGGGCGTGGGGCCGAAGTAAATCCGCGTCCCGATGATGGTGTAAGCCTCTGGCCGTCCCGACAGACCAGTGTATTTCAGCCTGTATTCTTCCGGGGTCACCCATTTGATCCCCACAGGGCTGTCGCTGAATTTGAAGTCTATAACCTCGCGGAAGTCTGTCGGAAGGCTGGCGTATGCCTGATCGGCCACTGTAGACACTGTCGCTGAATCCTGGAGGATTCTTATTTTTAGTTCCCTGTTCAACTCCGCCTCGCAAAGCTGAATAAACGTCTGTACTTGAGCGGTGGTAATGACAAGATCGCTGCTGTCCCGCAGCAGGAATTTATAAACCTGATCCTGTAGTTCTGCGTAGGTCGATATCGTCATGACTGATCCTTCTCTGTGGGTTCGTCGTCCCATTGTTGCATAATCTGGTGCCGATATTCAAACTCCCCGATGTGCATCACGTCTTTTGACAGGTCGTGATCGATGAAAACCTGAAAGCCATGCTCGCGGGCAAGGTTGCAGAAGTGAACGTCCTCGCCGATTTCTTTGATCGGGTCTTCCATAAACCAAGGCTGCGGGAGACTTTCAAAGACGCTGGTTTTAATCAGCATGACCCCGGTGCCGACTGATTTTACCTGCTGAATCCCGGTGGAGTTCTTGCGGGTATAGACGAAATTACCATCCAAGCCCTTGGCGGTAGGCGCTGGCGGCAATTCGCGGCGGGCACAGTTCGCTCCGATAATATCCTTTTGGCGCTTGATCAGCAGGAGCAGCGTGTGCATGGGAATCCGCATGTCATCGTCCAGAAACAGCAGATAATCGCAGCCCGTTTCCACAGCCCTGCGGCAAAGCTTGATCCGATTCATCGAGAGGGACGCGCCCTTGGCATTGTTGAAAATCAGGTCGATGAAGGGGCATTCATTGACCGTGGCGGCGCACATGGCGGCGAAGGACATGCCGAAGTCAGATTTCCAAACGTCTCGGGAAGGGACAGCCAGCATGATTTTAAGACGGTCTTTCATATTTCCCCCATTCCAGTGCGCAGGAACTTGTTGTCAGGATCGTTCAGCTTTTTGCGGATGATTTCGCTCATTTCCGGGCCAAATATGGCCTTACGGTTGATCCCGGCTTCCTTTGCCCATTGCTCGAGTATGATCAGGGGAATGCGGGCAACGTGCTTTAAATCGCCGCTCTCGCTGTATCCGTTGAGGAATGCCTTGTCCGCCTGGTCGCGCTTGTTGGCCTCGATGATCGGCTGCACGTCCTGCACGCGCTCAACGTCGAACGCGGTTTCTGATAAAATCTTAATTTTTGTGGTCACCAGACCGGGATTCACGATTATTTCTGTCATTTTTAATCCTTTCTGCAATCAGCATAACCGAGAATTCAGGCATGAAAAAGCCCCCCAATTTCTGGGGGGCTGGATCATTGATCGGTCTAGAGCAGTTCTATCAGCATGCCCTCCTGCACGACATCATTGGTCGCCGTTGCCTCACCGGTGCATTTGATGGTGATCGCCGCCCCATCGTTCTGTGTGGCTGTCCCAATTTCATTATCTGTGACAGAAACACCCGCTGCGCCAGTGGTCTGGAGGTTCGCCACATAGTCCTGCGTGTCCAGGCCAGTCGAAAGGACAATCGCCTCAACATACCAGGTTCCAGCCACGTTGATTGTCAGGGCGTTGGTCAAGAGTATTTGCGTACCATAATAAACTTTCAGTGTCTTGGCGTTAGCGTTGTTCGCAAATGTACCCCACGCCTTAATCCTGACCCCTGAACCGGCACCGTTATTAAGAAAAGCGGGTAGAGCGTAGGTGATGAGGTTGTCTTCACCAGTGGTGACGTTCCCGACCGCTGTTGTGTTTGAGTTCATCTTGGTAATTCTTTTGACTGTAGGCTGGGTCATATTGGCGACCCCACCAGCAGTTTCAGAAGCGTAAATAATGGCTGCGTCTGCGCTGAACTCTTCCACCAAAAGATGCCCGGTGCCAGCGTTCACGTTCATCAAACCGCCAAGTGAGGCCGTTGTGCGAAGGTTCGCCGCATTGACCATCTTGCAGTCTTTAAACTCGAAATACCCAACAATCCCACCACCAGAGACAGAAGCAAGGCGCACGTTGGTGGCTGTAGAGAGCAGTTCAAACGTACACTGCTCAAACACGATACGGCCCGTGGTGCCAGCGTTGATCAGGAACAGATAGGTGTCATCGCTGGCGATGTTCGTGAACCTGGTGCCTTTGAAAACGATCTTGCCGCCTTCTGCCAGGGCTATCCTCACATCGTCGTCCGTGACAGCGCCTTTAAGGTCAATCACGCCGCCAAACACTGTGATTGTGCCGTTTCCACCGACCCTGAACATATGAGCCGTAGCAGCAGACACACCCCAATCACCGTTAAAGGTGAAATTGTGAATATCGAGGTCGCCAGCGTCAGCCTCAAGATAGAACGCCGCGTATGCACCACCATCCACAGACATATTACTTACGATGGTTTTACGAATATCTGTGACTGCGGAGTTGCCCTCGACCTTGATCAGAATCTGCGCTGCTGCTCTGTCCTGCTGGTCAGTGATGTGGACATTATTGATCCTGTAGACGTTTTGCATTCCGAATTGCTGCTCAGTCCCGCGCACAGTGATCGCAGTCACACCGCGCACGACCCGCAGACCATCTACGGTTTCACAGCAGCCTCTCAGTGTCACGCCACCAGCAATCGTCCCGTTCCATGTCTGCTCAATCGGGAACAGCGCGGCGTTATTCCGGAACATGGTACCATAGCCGTTCTCGTGGCTGTCTTTGGAAATCGCGTGTGAAAACAGGTTGCTGCCTTCAATGATCGCGTATTCCTGTTCCCCGTACCTGTAAATGTCGTCTGGAGAGAACAGCGTGGCTACACCTGTGCCGCTGGTGTATGTCAGCGCAGTCGAGTTGTAGTTGACCGTCACAGTATTAGACCCGGTGTTGACCGCCGTGACCGTGTACCATCCGACAGGCATGGTGTTGATC